GATTATATTAGTACTGCTATTATAACATACTTTTGAAAAGGATGCAATAGTTTGGACAGAGAATTACAAGATTATTATGAAAATCGTTTTGAAATGATGGGCAGTAAGGGTTGGAAAGATTTAATTGATGACGTTCAAGCCTTACATGACTCATATGATAAAGTAAATTCAATAGCTAGTCCCGATGATTTTTATTTTCGTAAGGGACAATTAGATATCCTCCAATGGATTCTGAGTCTTAAAGCTGTATCAGAGCAAACCTATGAGGAGTTAAAGAATGAAGAGACTGTATGATTTTAGATGTGAACCCTGTGACTTAGTTACTGAGGAATACACCGAATATAAAACAACCTCGACATGTCCTTCTTGTGGTAAGGAAACCCATAAACTTATAGGAACACCTACCGTAGTACTTGAAGGAGTTACAGGAGCATTTCCCGGAGCAGCTGCACGATGGGCCAAAATGCATAAACAACGCAGCAACCAAAGAGATTAAACCTGCCACACGTTTAGTCCCTTTCCTATAATGCTATAAAGCACAGGAGACATAATATGGCAAAAGTACTAGATGACGTTTTAGAAGATACTACTCAGACGGATTCAATTGAAGATATGGAGGCTGATCAAGCCCAAACCAAGTCTTCAGAACCAGAAGCCAAACCTGAGGATGATCTACCAGAGAAATATAAAGGTAAGTCTGTTAAAGATATTATTGCAATGCATCAAGAAGCTGAGAAGCTGATTGGTAAGCAAGGATCTGAAGTAGGCGAACTGCGTAGAGTGGTAGATGATTTTATCAAAACGCAAACATCGAAAGACTTAAAGACAAAAGAAGAGGAACAGATCGATGATCTTGATTTCTTTTCCGATCCTAAGTCTACAATTGAAAGAGCAATTGACAACCATCCTTCCGTAAAGGAAGCAAAAGCAGCATCAAAGGAACTTCGTCGTGTAGAAACACTTACACGAATTGAAAAAGAATTTCCTGACGTAGCTGAGATTGTACAGGATGAACAGTTTGCTGAGTGGATTAAGGGTTCAAAAGTTCGTACAGAGTTGTTTGTTAAAGCAGAGACTGATTTCGATTATGACGCTGCTAAAGAACTTCTGTCAACTTGGAAAGAAAAGAAAGAGCTATCGAAGAAAGCAGTAGAGACTTCAAAAGCAGATCGAGAGCTTCAGCTCAAGGCTGCAGATGTAAGTACACCTAATGCTTCAGAGTCTGTTTCTAAAAAGAAATATCGTCGAAGCGATATTATTAAACTAATGCAAACAGATCCAGACCGATATGATGCACTAGCAGAAGAAATTATGTTAGCATATCGAGAGGGTCGAGTCGTATAACATTTTAGAAAAGGAAAGTAATCATGGCTTTAGGCTCTAATCACGTAACAACCACTACAGGCGCAACCTTTATTCCAGAGATTTGGAGTGATGAGATTGTTGCTGCTTATAAGAAAAACCTTGTAGCAGCTAATCTGTTTAAGAAAATGTCTTTCACTGGCAAGAAAGGTGACACAGTTCACATTCCTAGCCCAACTCGTGGTACAGCTTCTCTAAAGGCAGCTGAAACACAAGTAACTTTGCAAGCTGCTACTGAAGGCGAAGTAGTTGTTAGCATCGACAAACACTACGAATACTCACGTTTGATCGAGGATATCACTGAAGTTCAAGCATTGAACTCCCTACGTCGTTTCTACACAGATGACGCTGGTTATGCTTTGGCTAAACAAGTTGATACATCCTTGATTCAATTGGGTCGTGGTTTCAACGGTGGTAATGCTGCTAATGCTGCTTACGCTGGTGCTTACATCGGTGGTGACGGTACAACTGCTTACACATCTGGTTCAAGCAATGCTTCTGCATTGACAGATGCAGCTATTCGTCGTACAATTCAACGTTTGGATGACAACGATGTTCCAATGGATGGTCGTTTCATCTTAGTTCCTCCATCAGCTCGTAACACATTAATGGGCATTGCTCGTTACACTGAGCAAGCATTTGTTGGTGAAGCTGGTAACGGCAACACAATCCGCAATGGCGAAATTGGTAACTTGTACGGTATCCCTGTATTTGTATCTAGCAATGCTGATACAGCTACTGGTGGTGCTCGTATCGTTCTAGTTGGTCATAAAGATGCTGCTGTGTTGGTTGAACAACAAGGCATCCGTTCACAAACACAATACAAACAAGAATACTTGGGCACACTCTACACTGCAGACACTCTCTACGGTGTTAAAGAGTTGCGTGATGGTTCTTGCTTCGCATTGGCAGTTCCAGCCTAATCATTAGGACTATAGCCCTTCGTTCTGAGGGGCTATTTTTATGGCTGTTATTTTAGCAGTCATAGAAATAACCAAGGAGAAGTAAATGAAATTCAAATGTAAACTATCAGGTGTTGTAATTGAGTTCACTCAGCCTCAAGATATTAAAACAACTTTAGATAATGAAAATTATGAAGTAGTAGAAGAAGTTGAAAAGCCAAAGGCTAAAGCTAAAGTAGAAGTTAAAGACGAGGAATAGTCTATGGCTATCTATAGAGGTCCGGGAGGATCAGGAGATGCTACAGCAGATGCTAATAGTACAGCTGCTATAGCTGTTCAAGCTGCTCAGGATGCGGAGAACTCAGCTGCGGCTGCTAGTTCTTCTGCAACTTCGGCAGCTTCTTCTGCTTCTAGTGCAACAGCATATGCAACAGCTGCTGCAAGTTCTGCCTCTTCAGCTTCCTCTAGTGCAAGCAGTGCTTCAACAAGTGCAGCTAGTGCTGCTGCTTCCTACGATGCTTTTGACGATAGATACTTAGGTGATAAATCATCCGACCCTACATTAGACAATGATGGTAATGCTCTTCTTACTGGAGCACTATATTGGAGTACTTCCACTAATAAACTTAAAGTTTATAATGGTAGTTCATGGGTAGATGCAACAGCAGGAGGAGCAGGTAGTGGTTCTGTAACTTCTGTAGATATGACTGTTCCTACAGGATTATCAATCTCTGGCAATCCAATTACTACATCAGGAACATTAGCTCTTACATATACAACTGGGTATTCAATCCCAACGACAGCAAAACAGTCTGAATGGGATACTGCTTATAGTTGGGGTAATCACGCTTCTGCTGGTTATCTAACAACTTCTGTAGCTGCTTCTACCTATCAACCTCTTGATGGAGATTTAACAGCAATTGCTGCCTTGTCTGGCACTTCTGGATTGTTAAAGAAAACATCAACAAACACTTGGACATTAGATACTAATACTTATCTAACATCCTATACAGAGACAGACCCAATCTATACAGCATCTAGCTGGTATACAACTACAAATAATAGCACTAACTGGAATACGGCATACTCTTGGGGTAATCATGCTAGTGCAGGGTATTTAACTTCTAGTGCTATTGGAAGCACAGTTCAGGGGTATGATGCAGACTTACAAGCTATTGGTGCTTTAGCTGGTACATCAGGATTCTTAACGAAGACTGCTGCAAACACTTGGTCTCTTGATACATCCATATACCTAACTACCAACCAAACAATAACATTATCTGGGGATGTAACAGGTAGTGGCTCTACAGCTATTACTACTACATTAGCTAACTCAGGTGTAACAGCAGGTAGTTATACAAGTGCTAATATTACTGTGGATGCTAAAGGAAGAATCACCGCTGCTTCCAATGGTACAGGGGGCTCTATGGTTTATCCCGGAGCTGGTATTGCTGTATCTACAGGTAGTGCTTGGGGTACATCACTTACAGCACCATCAGGTACTATTGTAGGTACTACAGATACACAAACACTAACCAATAAAACTTTAACAAATCCAACAATCAATGGATTTACTGGTAATACTGATGTTATTAATATTGGTTCTGGTCAGTTTTATAAAAATGCGTCAGGCAATATTGGTCTTGGAACTACCTCTCCATCATATAAATTAGATATTCAAAATGCTGGTACATTTACTGGCATGAGCATTGGTAATACTACTACTTCTGGTTTAACTAATTTATTTATCTATAACACTGTGAATACACTAACATATGGTGTATCCTCTGGTGGTAGCTATATGTCATACACTGGCACAGGACCATTATCATTTAGTGCAGGTGGTAGTGATTTGTTTGTGTTTACACAAGCAGGAGCGTTTGGTGTTGGTGGAGCTAACTATGGCACTTCAGGGCAAGTCCTAACATCTCAAGGCTCATCCTCTGCTCCTATATGGAGTTCTGTTGGGGGTATGACTTTACTAGGTACACTGACAACAACATCAGGAAGTACACATACATTATCCAGTTTAACATTAACTAGTTATAAACAACTTTATATTGTATTTGATGGAGTGAGTGCTTCTTCTACTTCTGCTGTATTAAGAATGACTGACCCGGGCTCTACCAATTTACAAATAGGTACATTCTCTACTACTAGTGCTGCAAATAGATTTGTTGGTTTAATGACCCTAGACTTAAATTCTGGGGTATTTACTTGTATAGGATATCGAGGAGCTGCTGCTACTGGTGTGTCTTCAGGGGATGCCTCAAACAGTATTTTTGGAGGCATTTCTACATATAGTACATCATCTACATCAATTACATTTACAGTAAGTACTGGTTCATTTGACTTAGGTACTATTGAAATTTATGGAG